TTTGAGAAGCCTTGTAGACTAGCAGTACGTGGACTAGATGCATTATTAAGTTATCAGGGATATCCAGTACGAGCGGCAGAAGAAGCAACTCGTGAGTACAGACCACTAGGTGTTGGAATTATTAACTTGGCATATTGGTTGGCAAAGAACGACACAAGTTATAGTGATCCCAAAGCATTAGAGCTAGTAGATCAGTATGCAGAAGCCTGGAGTTATTACTTAATTAGATCCAGTATGGAACTTGCCAAAGAACAAGGTAAGTGTGAAGGCTTTGATAACTTGAAGTACGCAGACGGTATACTTCCTATCGACACATACAAACGTGATGTTGACGAATTAGTAGAGCCCAAGCAAAGACAGTTTGATTGGGACTACCTACGCAAAGAGATTAAACAGCATGGTATTAGAAACGCTACACTAATGGCACTTATGCCTGCAGAAACATCTGCACAGATTAGTAATGCTACTAACGGCATTGAGCCACCACGTAGTTATGTTAGTGTAAAACAAAGTAAAGACGGTGTCTTAAAACAAGTGGTACCTGAGTATCGCAGACTAAAAAATAAATACGAATTGTTATGGGATCAAAGAGACCCAAGTGGTTACTTGAAGATTATGGCAGTTCTACAGAAGTATATCGATCAGGGTATTAGTGTTAATACCAGTTACAATCCACAGTGGTACGAAGATGAAAAGATACCAATGAGCGACATGTTAAAGCATCTAATGATGTTTTACAAGTATGGTGGCAAGCAGTTATACTATTTCAACACCTATGATGGTCAAGGTGAAATAGATGTGAATAAGTTAGAGGAACTGCAACCCGGTGAAGTCGACGACGAAGCCTGTGAGAGTTGCGTAATATAGGATACAATAATGAGCGTTTTTAACATTCAGAAAAACAACAACCACCTTAAGGCATTGGCTTTCTTGGATCCAAAAGGTGGTAGTGGTATACAACGATACGATACAGTAAAGTACAGACAGTTTGAAAAACTTACAGACAAGCAGTTAGGTTTCTTTTGGAGACCAGAAGAAGTTGATGTTATGCGTGATGCCAAAGACTTTAAAGACTTAACTGCGCATGAGCAACACATCTTTACCAGTAACCTTAAAAGACAAATCCTATTAGACAGTGTACAAGGTCGCTCTCCTAATCTAGCATTTTTGCCTCTATGTACAATTCCAGAACTTGAAACCTGGATAGAGACTTGGGCATTTAACGAAACTATTCACAGTCGTAGTTACACGCATATTATTCGTAATGTGTATAGCGATCCTGCAAAAGTATTCGATGGGCTAACTGATATTAATGAGATTGTGACCTGCGCAGAAGCGATTACAGGGTACTACGATGATCTTATTACCTACTCACAGTTTTATAGCCTATTAGGCGAAGGCGACCATACAGTAAATGGAAAGTCATATAAGATAGACAAGTACGAACTTAAGAAGAAACTATGGCTTGCTCTCAATAGTGTTAACGCATTAGAAGGCATTCGCTTCTACGTTTCATTTGCATGTAGTTGGGCATTTGCTGAACTTAAAAAAATGGAAGGCAATGCTAAAATTATTAAGTTTATTGCTCGTGATGAAAATGTACACCTTGCAAGTACCCAAGCACTGTTAAAGTTACTGCCAACAGATGATAAAGACTTTGCTAAGATTAAGAAAGAGTGCGAACAAGAAATACAGAAAATATTTACAGATGCTGTAGAACAAGAAACTGCTTGGGCAGAATACTTGTTTAAAGACGGATCAATGATTGGTCTTAACAAGCAACTACTTACAGACTATGTTGAATGGCTAGCCAACAAGCGTATGACTGCTATTGGTGTAGAGTCGCCATACAGAGTAGGACAAAGCAATCCTCTGCCGTGGACACAGAAGTGGATTGCTGGTGCTGAAGTACAGGTAGCACCACAAGAAGTAGAACTTAGTAGTTATGTAATTGGTGGCACAAAACAAGACGTTGACGGAGATACCTTCAAAGGTATGACTTTGTGAAGGTTGCACGAGCGTTATTTGTTGCACACTATAGAATACCACATACTTGCTTAAGTTTACAGTTTGACCACTATATCCAGGGTATAGACGAAACGTACATATTCACTAATTGTGAAAATACAGAAGACAATCCATTTTTAGATAGAGTTTTATCTAAGTATCTCGACACAAGTCAGTTTAATTATATGTTTGATGGTGAGATGGATAGTCTATATCCATCTGTGCGTAACTGGTGGATCCCTGGAGATTATCGTAATAGTTGGTTGTATCAACAAGCACTCAAACTTGCTAGTCTAGATTACATAGATGCAGACGTAATCCTCATACAAGACCCTGATACATTTTGTATAAACCCGTACAACTTATGGGAAGGTGACTTACTCAAGTATTTTATACTGCCTAACGAAACACACAGTCCGGGTTACTACCAAGTGTTACAAAATGCATTAGGTATAGAACGTCAAGTACCTCATAGTTTTGTTACAGAGTTTATGCCTGTTTATAAAGAGGACTGGCTGAAACTTAAACACGCTCTTATTGAAAGAAATAACTGCGATCCTTTTGATGCGATAATTAATAATGTTCCTGAAGATCCAGACAGTGTTCCTACCCCAAACATTAAATGGTTTAGTGAGTACGAGCTACTAGGTAACTGGATTATGACGCAACGTGATGTTGCTCTTATGGAACAAAAGCGTTATACTTACACACATATCGACAATATTGCTGACTGCTCAGCAGACGAATACAACTGTATATGTGATGCTTGTCCTAATTTAGAGGACAGCATTGTGTTCGATAACAACGAAGAAGTTATTACAAACTTTGATGAAGTATTTGAAAAGGTGAAAAAATTCTTATGATTACAATATATACAAAAGACCATTGTCCTTTTTGTACACAAGCAAAAACTTTATTAAACAACAACAGCATACCGTTTGAGGAAGTTAACATTGGTTTAGATCCCGATGCTCGTAAATTTGTTGTAAATGAAGGACACAGGACAGTACCACAACTGTATGTAAAAGGACAACTACTTGTAGAAGGTGGTTACCAAGGACTTGCAAAAGCACCATTAGAAGTTATTAAACAGAGAATTGAGGAACTAAATGCTAATTAACAAACCACAGTACGACAAAGGCGATATTGTAACTTTCATGTTAGTAACAGGACAGGAATGTATTGCTAGAATTGTAGAGTGTAAAGAAGAAGGGTTTGAAGTAGAAAAACCTCTCTCACTGATGCCAAGTCAGCAAGGTATGGCTTTGGTTCCAATGGGCATGACAGCGCAAATAAATACAGTAGTGCTAAAGAATCAGCATATTGTGTTTCACGGTATTACTACTAAAGAAGCCGCTGATAGTTACTTACAAGGCACATCAGGTATACAAATTGCCAAAGGAGCCTAAATGCCAGCAACATCTAGACGAACTGATATTAATACACATGGTGGTACTATCGTCGGTGCAGTGATCGAATCAGTAATTGTAGAAGGACAAGCCTGTGCAGTTATTGGGTCAACACTAACACCAGACAGCCTATGTCCGCCTCTTGCTGGACCACATTGCGGACCTGTAGTAGTAGCAGGTAGTGGCTCAGTAAATGCTGGAGGTATACCAGTAACTAGAATCGGCGATGCAAATAATTGTGGAGCCAGCAATGCTACAGGCGCAGGCACAGTAATTACAGGCGGGTAAATGTCTCAACCTAGTACACTCACAGCAATTAAAGGACTATTAGACAACAATGGATTGGATAATACCTTTGTGGATGCACTATTTGCTAATTTGTATAATGTTACTATTATCAACAAAGCACAAACTGCAATAACTGATGTAGGAGGTTCGATTGACGACATTGGCAATGATATCTTTCCAGGTGTAGTTGGCAATGTGCCCAGCGCATACACATCTGTAACACCAACTAGTAGTCTGAGAACAGCATACTACAATTATGCTAGAGCATTATTTGGTGCAGGCGACATAGCAAGATTTACTACATATTTTTTACAAGCCTTTGGATATGCACAGTTATCACATAGTTTAATGGCAGACGTTGCTAATAAGAGCGCAACCAACTTGTCAGACTATGGAGCCGGCGTAAAGAATCAAAGTGATATTGGTACAAGTGGAATTACTGGATTTTTAACTACAAACTCTGCAGAAAACTTAACTAAGTTAGGCGATGACTTTGTTGACTTAGGCACTATATTTGATTATGAGAATTTAGAAATATATGGAACCGCTAGAGGCCTTATTAAAGTAATACTGGATGCGGAACTTAATCTAAGTACCACTGTACAAAATCGTATAAACGACTTAGGGTTGGATGAAGACATAGATATCACCAACGAAGAATTTGAAAACTTAATGTATTCTATACTAGCACAACTTCCAGTTAGTACAGAATTCAGAGAAGCATTTCAGTTTGCACAAAATGAACGTTTAGAGTTTTTAAGTGATATATTAGAACCTAAGAAGAGTTTACTGAGATCCAACAATATAACTACTTTTAATAGTTTTACAGAAGTAGCAGATAGTTTAATAACGTTTAGTAATCTAAAAATTGAAGATAATATTGAATTTGGTAAGTTTATTAAAAACTTATCAACCACTGGCCCTCTTACTAACTTAGACGTACTAACCACTCCTATTTCGTCAGACACAAGTAGTTCTATTTTAACTCAAATTGGAACAGGTGCTGGTATATACGGTCAACCAAATGTTTTAGATATACTAGGACCAATGGTAGGAGCATTTTTAGAAGAAAGAGTAAACAGAT